AAGACTGCGCCATCGATGATAACTATCTCGGCGAGAATTCCACTGCTACTCCCAAACTCCACGCCAAGTACGTGCGACTCTTAGTCAATACAAAACTTAAACATACCAAATTAAGTTCTGACTACAACATTCTCCGTAAAAATAAATTCCGTTATTATCGTGGCGAGTTGTCACGTGATGAATTGACCAACCTCGGATGGGAACAATGGCAAGGTGTTAAACCACTCAAGAATGAGATGGACGAATTTCTCTCTGGAGATAATGACCTAAATACATCGAAGGTAAGAATTGATTACCTAGAGACCATGATATATTTCCTCGAGTCTGTTCTTCAGCAGATCAAAGCCAGAGACTGGCAGATTAAAACAGCTGTAGAATGGAAGCGATTCTTAGCAGGTATGTAGTGATTATAAAAATTGAAAAATTAGACGAAGTATATGTCCGTGTGTTCTCAGATCCTAGTATCGAACAAGAACTCTCGGACTTTTTCACATATGAATATCCAGGCGCAAAATTTACGCCACAGTACAGAGCACGTTTGTGGGATGGTAAAGTGCGCTTGTATGATCAACTTAGAAAAACTCTATACGTTGGTTTAGTTTCATATGTGGAAGAATTTGCTGTCCGCAATGGGTATGCAATTGAATATGTAAATCAAGTCCGTTATCAGAACGGCATTACACATGAGCAAGTCGAAGACTTTGCTAAATGGTTGGAACCACATGGACGTGGTAAACCAATTGAGATCCGTGACTATCAAGTAGAAGCAGTAAAGACTGCTCTTGATCAAGAACGAACTCTCCTTCTATCTCCAACTGCATCAGGTAAATCGTTTATCATTTATACAACAATGCGTTGGCACTTGGAGATGAAGCGTAAGTGTATTATCATCGTTCCAACAACTTCTTTGGTTGAACAACTATACGCTGACTTTGAAGACTACTCATCTGCAAATGGATGGAAAGTTTCAAAGCACTGCCAGAAGCTATACTCAGGGTTCACGAAAGATGTTACAAGTAATGTATTGATTACAACTTGGCAGTCTTGCTACTTACAACCTCGTGGGTGGTTCAAACAATTTGATGTTATCTTCGGCGATGAAGCTCACCAGTTTAAAGCTAAGTCTCTATCAACAGTTATGGAGAAGATGGATAACATTCGTTATCGTGTTGGTACAACAGGTACGCTTGATAACAAGAAGGTTCATCGTTTAGTTCTTGAAGGTATGTTTGGTCCAGTGCACAGAGTAACTACTACCAAAGCACTCATGGATACGCAGAAATTGGCTCAGCTAAATATAACGTGTCTGGTTCTAAAGTATCCTGAAGAACTTCGTAAAGCAAACAAAAATATGACTTATCAACAAGAAATGGATTTGTTGGTATCAAATGAAAGACGTAATAAGTTTATTCGCAATTTAACTGTTACCTCAAAGGGTAACACTCTAGTTCTTTTCCAATATGTTGAGAAACACGGAAAGGTTCTTTTCGATATGATTAAAGAGAAATGCGATGCAAACAGAAAAGTATTTTTTGTTTATGGTGGCACGGAAACTGCAGATCGTGAATCAATTAGACACATAACCGAAGGGGAGACTGATGCGATTATCGTTGCATCGTTCGGTACTTTCTCTACTGGTATTAACATACCATCTATCGAGAATGTTATCTTTGCATCTCCTTCGAAAAGTAAGATAAGAAACTTACAATCAATTGGTCGTGGATTGCGATTGAAAGATGGTAAAGCCTCTTGTAATTTGTATGATATCGCTGACGACTTGCATTGGAAGTCTTGGAAGAATCATACCCTTAATCATGCAGCAGAACGTTACAAAACTTATGCTGAAGAACAGTTTGATCTAAAACTTGTGGAGATAGACCTTTGTTAAATGGTGATGAACATTTTGTTATTATAAAGCTGATATCTGGAGAACAGATAATGGCAATTCTAGAGTATGAGCACGACGACACTGTCGAGCTAGTCTATCCAATGTTAATGCGAATGTTTCCAGTTGTCACAGCTGGTAAAGCACATGAGCATTTAACTGCCACGCCATACTCTCAATTTGCAGAGAATGCGCATATCTCCGTACACAAAAGAAATATCATCTTTATGAAGAATTTGCACCACGTGTTGATTCCTCATTTTGAGAGATTAGTTGCGGAGAACGAGCAGACAGTCCTTCTGAAGAAGGATGCACAGGTAGAGGAAGATTGGACAGACACTCCAGAAGATATTGAATTCTTGCGTAAGATTAAAGAGGAAGCTCAATCTATGACAACAGAAGAACTGGAGAAGAAGATCGCAATGCTAGAATCGTTGTATAAAGACGAGGAAGAAATCAGCGTGGAAGATGTAAAGAGTATCATACTAGACGGTAATGATACAATACATTAAAATCCATATATGACTCAAATCAAACCCTACACCGTATTTTACCCCTTTGTCAAATAAATGTAAAATCTATTTTTGTTGCATCGCAAGAAATTTAAACTTTACAAATTAGTTGTTATCAGGCATAATTACTGAATTGAGTGAATAAAAAGGGTGTTATGGCACAGTACGTTAACAACGCTGACTTTCTAGCAGCGATTAAAGAATACAAAATTAAAATAGAAGAAGCTGAAGCAGCAGGGTTGCCCAAGCCACAGATCCCAAATTATCTTGGTGAGTGCATTCTAAAAATTGCAACGCATCTATCCTATAAACCGAACTTCATCAATTATTCCTATCGTGATGATATGATTCTTGATGGTATTGAAAATTGTATCAACTACTTTGATAACTTCGATCCCAGTAAGTCCAGCAATCCCTTTGCTTACTTCACTCAAATTATTTACTATGCATTCTTGCGACGAATCCAAAAAGAAAAGAAACACTCGTATATCAAGAATAAACTAATTCAAGATATGCCATTTGACGCATTCGAATTACAAGGACATGATGAGACTGGTGAGTTTCATAATGCTTACATTGACTTCATGCAAACGCATAGCACCTTCGATGATTCCTTCATCACAAAGAAAAAAGAAAAGACTAAAAAGAAAACCAATTCCAATCTTGATGATTTTATAGGTGAAAGTGATGAGCAGTAGTGTACACGATTTTATAAGAAGCCTTAACAATGGCGACTATCGCCCAAGAGTAGCAAGATCTATTCGTAGAAAAGCGTCAAGAGGCTCCAAGAGAACTTTGAAACGATGGACATTTGATGCAGCTGATAATACAGTAAATTTGAAAGAATATATGAATAACATGAACGAAGAACAACAAATCCCAGATAACAAAATCTTCCTCGGTGTCTCAGACTTCGATGATCTAATCACATCTGAGATCCTAAAGGATCGTGTTGATACGGGTAAGACAACTGTGCATCGTGAAACAACTGTTCTTTGTAATCGTGAAAATTGGGCTAAGTGGGCAGAAGCTCATTTCGTGAACAAGTTGTTTGTGCAAGGTTCTTCGTCTTCAGGTTTTATTATCGAAGAAGCTGAATTAAATTACATCACATACTCCGTGAATAGCAACTCTACAACTGTCCGTGCCTTCGGTGATATGGACTTTTGCGAATATGTAATGGTTGCCGTTGAAGGTTCTTTCGATGTTGTAACTTCACACATCGAGTGGATCTACTCTAGCGATGGTAACTCTGTCAACGTACCACTCAATCGTGATCGCCTACCTGTTGCTGAGATGTACCCTTTCCTTAAAGGTGAAACTCTGGAATCATATTACGATCGTTACATGGAATCATCAGCTAACATTCTGTTGTTGATTGGTCCTCCAGGTACAGGTAAGACTACCTTTATCCGTGGTCTACTTGCACATCGTGATGCATCTGCAATGGTGACTTATGATGCAGGTATCCTTGAGAAAGACGGATTCTTTGCTCGCTTCATCGAAGACGACACAAGCGTTATGGTTCTGGAAGATAGCGATGCCTTCTTGAAGTCACGTAGCGATGGTAACACAATGATGCACCGATTCCTTAATGTGGGTGATGGTCTTGTGACTACCAAGGGTAAGAAGATGATCTTCTCTACTAACCTTCCAAGTATCCGTGATATCGACTCAGCGTTGGTTCGTCCAGGTCGTTGCTTTGACATTGTTACCTTTGACCAATTAAATGTTGAAGAAGCACAAGCACTAGCCGATAAACTTGGTGTTAAATTGCCAGTGCGTCCACGTGGTAAAGAAACTCAGAAGTATTCTATCGCTGAGATTTTTCATGAGCAACAACATGCACCTGAGGCTACCTCTTTTGCGAATAGAAAAGTTGGGTTTATCTAATGCTAACAGTTAAATTCACTTTTCAAGATGATCGTGTTGCGCATGGTGAGTTTGATGACTATGACGATTTTGCTGAGTACATCAGAGAGTATTTTCAAGATATGCGTAAGGTTAAGTTAATGGAGGTTAATGTTGAAGGTAGCAATAATAACTGATCAGCACTTCGGTGCTCGCAATGATAGCATTGCATTTTTAGATTTCTTTCAGAAGTTTTATGATAATACTTTCTTCCCTGCTATTGATGAACATGGTATTAACACTGTGCTTATTCTTGGTGATACATTTGATAGACGGAAGTATGTAAACTTCTACTCTCTACAAAGAGCGAAAGATATGTTTTTTGATAAACTGGCAAATCGTGGTATTACTGTACATATGCTTGCTGGTAATCATGACACTTATTACAAAAACACTAATGACGTAAACTCTCCAGACTTACTTCTGAAAGAGTATGATAATATCAATGTGATTGATCACCCAGCGACAATCTACGTTGATGAAACTCCCATCTGTATGATGCCTTGGATTTGTCCAGAGAACTATCAAGATTCAATTGATACTATGTCTGACACTAAAGCTGAAATTTGCATGGGACACTTCGAGATCGCTGGCTTCGCAATGTATAGAGGAATGGAATCGCATGATGGCTTATCTAAAGATTTGTTTAATAAGTTTGACCTTGTTTTTTCTGGGCATTACCACCACCGTAGCAGTGATAAGCACATCCACTATCTCGGCAATCCGTACGAACTTACTTGGCAAGATTACAGCGATCCCCGAGGATTTCATTTGTTCGACACAGCTACTAGAGGACTCGACTTCATACCAAATCCTTATACAATGTTCGCAAGAGTCGAATACGACGACAAGGAAGTCGAACCAGTCGACCTTGACTCAATCGATCTAAAAGATAAGTTTGTTAAGTTGGTTGTTACAAACAAGACCGACTATTACAAGTTTGACAAATTTATTCAGAAGTTGTATAATAAAGGTTGTCATGAAATCAAGATTGTTGAAAACATGTCTGAGTTCGAAGAAGGCGAAGTCGGCGAAGATATCAATCTTGAAGATACTGTAAGTGTTCTTTCTCACTATATTGATTCAGTTGAAACTGATGTCGATAAAGAACAAGTTAAAAACTTCATGAAGTCATTGTATACGGAAGCAGTCAATATAGAGGTAGTATAATGCAGCAACTGTGCATCGAGTATTTTTATCCACTCACTGAGCAAATTACTCTTGACTTAGACTTTACACCTTCAATAAAGTTTGTCGAAGAAAGACGTGTGCAGTATAATAACTCAGTTATTAGTGGTAGTTATCTGGTGTCAGGTGGTAATAGTGCAGTAACGTGGGCAACTGTCAACCTCTCAGACATTGAACCTTCATTCACCATTGATGTGGATGTTGCACCTATTACTATTACATCTAAAGAGAAACCGAACTTCTTGAAGAGATATATCTACAAGATACTTGGTATGAAATGGAAAGCTAAATGATTATTTTTAAGAGCGTTGAATGGAAGAACTTTCTATCAACTGGCAACACTGCAAATAAAGTTTTATTGGATAAATCTACAACTACTCTTATCATCGGTAAGAATGGTGAAGGTAAGTCCACGATTCTTGATGCATTGTGCTTCTCTCTGTTCGGCAAGCCGTTCAGAAATATCAATAAGAATCAGTTGATCAACTCTATCAATGGTAAGGCATGTTTAGTTACAGTTGAATTTGAAATTGGTAATAAGTCATATAAAATCATTCGTGGCATTAAACCAAACATCTTTGAGATCTGGTGTAATAACGAGATGCTTAATCAAGATGCAGCATCACGTGACTATCAAAAAGTTCTTGAGCAACAAATCCTTCGCTTAAACTACAAGACTTTCACGCAAGTGGTTATCTTGGGTTCAGCATCATTTGTTCCATTTATGCAGTTGTCTTCATCACAACGTCGTGATGTTATCGAGGACATCCTTGACATTCGCATCTTCTCCACCATGAATCAGTTATTAAAGGATAGAGCAAATGAAACGAAGTCTGAAATTACAAGGATCGAACAAGAGATTAACATGGCGAAGGCTAAAGTTGAAGGACAGAACCTTCTCATTAAAACTCTTACAACTGCCAAGTCAGACGCTATTGAATCGCTACTATCTAAAGTCGAAGATAATAACCAACAAATACTCACAAGCCAAAATAATGTGGCTGCGTTGGTTGATGAAATTACCGCACTCCAATCACAAACTCAGAAAAAGAGTGAGATTGATCTCGACATTGAAAAAGCGAAAGGGTTCAAGTCTAAACTTGTTGCCAAACTCGAACATTGCGAGCATCACTCCGAATTCTTTAATGAGAACGATGTTTGCCCGTCATGCTCACAGGACATTCCAGACACCTATAAAGAAACGATTCTTAAAGATCTAACTGGCAAGATCGATGATAACAATTCAAAGATTGATGAGTTGGATAAAGTTCTTACCAAGTTAAACAATCAGTTATCTGATATCAATGAAGTATTGAAACAAATTACTGATAAGAACATCACGATATCAACTCTCAATGCAGAGATTACCATGCTCAATAAAATGAACTCTGGTATGCAGAAAGAAATTGAACAATCAAAAGCTGATACTGCCGATGTTGATTCTGAGAAACAGAAGCTAAAAGAATTGGCACAAGATGCTGTTGCTAAACTTAATAGTAAGGCTTCTCTACAAGAGCAAAGAAATCTTGAAGAGGTTGCGTCTGTTCTTTTGAAAGACACTGGTATCAAGACTGCGATTATTCGTGAGTACCTTCCTGCCATGAACAAGTTGATCAACAAGTATCTTAACGCAATGGATACTTACATTCACTTTGAGTTGGACGAAGCGTTTAATGAAGTCATCAAGTCACGTTACCGTGATGAGTTTACTTACGCAAGTTTCTCTGAAGGTGAAAAGATGCGTATTGACTTGGCAATTCTATTCACGTGGCGTCAAATCGCCAAGATGAAGAACAGCGTTAATACAAACTTGTTGTTACTGGATGAAATCTTTGACTCATCATTGGATACTGCAGGTACAGATTACTTCCTTAACTTGATGAATCAGTTCGGTGACAAGAGTAACATCTTTGTTATCTCCCATAAAGGTGATCAGTTGTTCGACAAATTCAGATCCGTTATTAGGTTTGAAAAGCGAAACGACTTCTCTGTTATTGCCTAAAACCCTACGTTCTGTAGGGTTATTTTCCCATTTAAAATCAACGAGTTACGGAGTCCCTTTACAATAAATAGGGATTCCTGTATAATTATTGTATAGCTTGAGGAAACGTAGAATGATGAATCGATACTTGGTTGTTACTGATGGTGGTAAGTTGATGATGTTCTACATCAAATCGTGTGCCGAGCTTTATGCTGGTAAGAACGAAGTCAAAGAACTAATTTATGATAAGGACAGTGGACAATATGTGGAACGAGTTTAACGATTTTGAGTTGGCAGAAATTGCTGGTCGCTATGGTCTGGAAGACTTATTGGTCTTTTGTGCAGACCTTACGTTGGCAAATCGAGCAGAAATTGAAGACTTGTTAGCTTTACATGAATTTGATACGGCATTCCCAGCCCTTTACAATAATTCAGATGTAGAGTATAATTGAGTCTTACGAAGGAAAATATATTATGAATCTTGCGAAAACTAATGCCTCTGACTTATCTGCTAAACTGCTTGCCACTGAGAACGTAAGCGTTCGTCGTGCCAATACGCAGACTGCATCTTTTGATATCAAATCCCGTGTTCTAACTTTACCTCTCTGGAAAGACATGACCCCAGAAGTTGAGGGTATGTTGATCGGTCACGAAGTTGGTCATGCTCTTTACACTTCCCACGAATACCTAGAACCAATTTACGAGAACCGTAAGTTGATGGGCTATCTCAACGTGTTGGAAGACGTGCGCATCGAGAAGTTGATGAAGCGTAAGTATCCAGGTATTCGCAAAACTATGGCTGAGGGTTATCGCCAGCTGAACGAAAAAGACTTTTTCGGTGTACAAAAGATTGACATGAACTCCATGTTGTTGATTGATAAAATCAACTTGTACTTCAAAGCTGGTTATTCTTGTGGTGTTAAATTCACCATCGGCGAAAAGAACTTCGTTGATCGTGCAGAGCGCACTGAATCTGTTGATGATGTTATCGCCTTGGCACAAGAAGTATATGCATACTCTAAAGAACAGCTGGAGAAGCGTCTTAAAGAACAGCAGTTGATTGACCCAGAGCCAGCTGAGGAAATTGATCCAGACGAACTGGATGACATCGATGACGACATGGGTGGTTCTGTTGACGATTCAGATATGGATGAAACTGATGAAGAATCAGAAGACGAAACAAATCTACAAGGTGAAGACGACAAGCAATCTAGCTTGGGTCAACGTGATACTCGCACTGAGGAAGAGAAAACTCAAGAGCAAGTAGAACAAGAACTTGAGTCCAAGACTGACAAAGTATTCTCCAAGAAATTGGAAGAGTTGGCAGATACTTCTACCGAATTCAAATACTACAATCTTGATACTGAATATGTTTGTGACTATATTGTTCCATTCAAGCAGGTGATCGCAGAGACTGCCGATATGGAAGAATGGTTGAAAGAGCGTCCTTCCAGTAAAGCTGAACTGCAGAAGTGGAAAGATGACAACTCTCGTGTAGTCAACTACTTGGTTAAAGAGTTTGAGATGCGTAAGAGTGCAACTCTTTACAAACGTGCTCAGACTTCCAAGGTTGGTTCTTTGGATATGAAGAAAGTTTGGGGCTACAAACTGAACGATGACTTGTTCAAACGTGTAACTACTATTCCTGCAGGTAAGAATCATGGTATGATTTTCTTGTTGGACTGGTCAGGTTCGATGGACCCAATGTTGCAGGATACTGTACATCAGGTTATTACTTTGGCAATGTTCTGCCAACGTGCTCAAATCCCTTACCAAGTATTGGCATTTAGTTCTCAATACTCATGGGAAGACGATGGTACTCGTTGGACTAAGATCCGTGATAAAGCCAATGCAATGCAAGAAGGTACATTGTCCAACGCATCTGTTGAATTTGCTTTGTTTGAATTGCTCTCTAGCAAGATGCGTGCTGTTGAATTCAATACGATGGTTCGTCGTCTGAATACTGTGCACTACTTCCGCTCTTGTAAGAATGGTGCTTACCAAACTGGTGGTACTCCGCTGAACGAAGCTCTATCATATATGATGAAGCATATTCCAAAATTCATCTCATCGAACAATATCGAGAAGATGACTTTGATTACTTTAACCGATGGCGAAGGTTCGTCTTTGTCTTCTCGTGGTCGTTATTCTCTTGATGACTGGCGCACCGATATCGTTGGTGGTACATATAAGAAAGTTCGTCAGAAGCACTTCCTGCAGGATCCTGTAACAAAGAAAACCTATGCAATCTCACGTTACTCGAATACTCAAACAGAAGCTATCTTGCGAATGATTAAAGATCGATTTGACATCAAGTCAGTTGGTTTCTTTATCTGTCACAACAGTCGTCGCTACTTGCAATCTGCAGTTGGTGCAAACCTTCCTGAATTTTCTGGTAGTATTTCTACTATGGTTGATGAGATGCGCAAAAGTTTCCGTGATGATGGTTTCTACTCGATGCGTGGCACTGGTCGTGATGACTTGTTCATCATTCCCCAGACTACGTTGAAACTTGAGGATACTGAGATTCAAGTTAATGATGGTCAGTCTGCAAAGATTATCGCTCGTAACTTTACCAAGGTTATGGCAGGTAAGAAAACCAGCCGTGTCTTGTTGAATCAATTTATCGGTTATGTCGCCTAAAAGATTCCCCTACACTTTGTAGGGGAATTCCAACCCTCTCCAGTAGAGGGTCTCACAGGGGTTTACAATAATTCAGCTTTGGAGTATAATTATTGTATAGAGTGAGAAAAGGAAAGTGATTATGGCTAAGAAATTAGAGTTTTCTGAAGTGGCGAAACAACTGAATGCCTTTAGCGAGGTTTGTTACAAGAAGTATGGTTCATACTCATACTCTTCTGGTTACTTTGAGTCAACTCTGGCTCAGGTTCTTGCAGACCTTCCTGCCTATAAACAGGCTGAAGTTTTGCGTTGTATGCAACAAGTGGTTGACAAATAATCAACCTTGTAGTATAATTATTATATTATGATGAAAGTGAGTGAATGATGGCTAAAATTACTGAAGGTCAAAAGCAGGTTTTCGAAGATAAACTGTTTAAGATGTTCCCTGATACACAAGACACTGGTCTTGTTACACGAAAACAGTTGCTGGCTGTTCGTGAGAAACACAATATTGATTATCACCCATTGTGGTTGATGACAAATGTTGTTGGTCGTGGTTTGTATGCACTTCCAGGTGGTGCCGCAACTAAAGTAAGCGCACCTGTTGATGGCAATACTGCCTTAAAACCTGAAGTCGTGGAGACGCATGTGATTGATTATGCTAACGTGGATTCCTTGGTTCCCAAGAAAGATCCAAACTTTGTGCCATTCGGCAATTACTCTGACTTAGAAAACATTATCAAGTCAAAGATTTTCTACCCATCCTACATTAGTGGTCCAACTGGTAACGGTAAGTCTACCATGGTTGAACAGATTTGTGCCAAGCACAAGCGTCCACTGATTCGTGTAAACTTGAACTTGATGACAGATGAAGAACATCTGGTCGGTTCAAAGACTCTTGAAAATGGTGACGTTAAAGTTGTCGAAGGTCCAGTCCTTATTGCCATGCGCACTGGTACCACACTCTTGCTTGACGAAATTGATGCTGGTGGTGCCAACACCCTGTTGTGCTTACAGCCAATTCTCGAAGGTAAGCCATACTACTTTAAACTGAAGAACGAAGTCATCGTTCCAGCTGAAGGTTTCAACATTATCGCAACTGCGAACACTAAGGGTAAAGGCTCAGACGATGGTCGTTACATCGGTACTAACGTGCTGAACGAAGCATTCTTGGAGCGTTTCGCTGTTACCTTTGAACAAGAATACCCAGCTGCAAAAGTTGAGGTGAAGATTATCAAGAATCTCATGAAGTCATACTCGTGTGAAGATGACGAGTTTGCTGAGACTCTTGTTAAGTGGGCAGAAGCCATTCGTCGTACCTTCGATGATGGTGGTGTTGATGAGACAATCACGACACGTCGTATGATTCACATTGTTCGTGCCTTTGCGATTTTCAAAGATCGTAAGAAAGCTGTTGAACTTTGTTGCAATCGTTTCGACTCCGCAACTAAACTTGCATTCCAAGACTTGTTTGATAAGGTTTCCACTCCAGCAGTTGAAATGGTCCAGCCTGTCCCTATGCAAGAACCTATGACTGAAGTACCATTTTAATTTGACATTAAATGGAATATCTGGTATAATTATTTTAACTTGAGGAATATATTATGAAAAACTTTGCCGAT